CGTTTCGACGGGCCCCGTGAAATCAACCTACCGGCTACCCTCAGCCATGAGGCCCCGTGAGATAGGAGAATAAAATGGCAAAACCAAAAGGACATCGCGCCAATAAAGCAAACGATAGCTTTGGAACAATAAACGACGACAACCTGTATCGAGGCAAGTACCGCGAAGAGGTTTATCAGGATGAAGAAGAAGTTGTAGAAACTGAGGACCCCTCCGAAGAAGAGGCTACTCCTGAAGTAGAAGCAACGGCGAGCTTCGCAGAACCCAAAAAAGAGTCAGAAACGGATTACAAAAAACGATACGACGACTTAAAGCGTCACTACGATGCCAAACTCGAAGAGTGGAAGCAGGAGAAGGAACAGCTTGCGGCCGCACAACAAGTTGGTGAAGACAGTGGTATTGCTCGCTCTGAGCTTCCAAAAACAACGGAAGAACTAGAAGAGTTTAAAGCAAAATACCCCGATGTTTACAAAATTGTTGAAACCGTATCTGCACTTCAAGCTGAAAGCCGTGTTTCGGAATTAAAGCAAGAAGTTGAAACAATCCGTGAACGAGAAGAACGCATGAAGATTGAGGGAGCGTATCGGGAGTTGCTATCTGCACACCCTGATTTTACTCAAATCAAATCGGATGACAAGTTCTTAGAATGGCTCGACAATCAGCCTGCGTCAATTGCAGACGGTATCTACAAAAACAACACAGATGCTAAATGGGGCATTCGCGTTGTAGATCTCTACAAAGCTGACATGGGTATCGCCAAAAAGAAACGTCGTTCTAGCGAGTCTGACCCAGCCGCCGCAGTTACACGCTCTACTGCGAAAGATGTGGTTGGAGAAGCGTCTGGAGAAAAGAAAATCTGGAAGGCTTCTGAAATCGGCAAACTAAAGCCGTGGCAATTTGAGAAACTGGAAGCAGAACTCGATGCCGCCCGTGCCGAAGGCCGAATTGATTATAGAGCATAACATTAATAATTTATCTATCTCATAAAGGAAGGGTAATAACATGGCTTTTAATAGCGCATCAGGTTATAACAACCTGCCTTCAGGTAACTTTACTCCTGAGATTTTCTCTCAGAAAGTCCTGAAGTTTTTCCGTCGTGCTTCTGTAGTAGAAGACATCACCAACACTGACTACGCTGGTGAAATCGAAAACTACGGTGACACAGTCCGTATCATCAAAGAACCTACAATCACTGTATCTTCTTACTCACGTGGTGCTGTGGTATCTCCACAAGACCTCGCTGACGATCAGATCACAATGGTTGTTGACCAAGCGAATGCTTTCGCGTTCAAGATCGACGACATTGAAGAGCGTCAGTCACACGTCAACTTTGAGGCGTTGGCTACATCTTCAGGTGCGTACTCTCTGAAGCGTAAGTACGATGCTAACGTCCTGCAAGCAATGGCAGACGGTGCTAGCTTGACTGGTACAGCGGCTACTTTTGGTGCCGCGGCTACTCCAGTTGACATCACTGGTTCTGGTAACGAAGACAACGCCGTTAACTTGATGTTAGCAATGGCTCGTGCTCTTGACGACCAGTCTATCCCTGAAGAAAACCGTTTCTTCGTAGCTCCTCCTATCTTCTGGGAAAACCTGTTCAAAGCAGGTGCTAAGTTCGCAGAAGTACAGGTAACTGGCGATGCAACTTCACCTCTGCGTAATGGTCTCATTATGCAAGGTAACATTGCTGGCTTTAACTGCTACAAGTCAACTGCGTTGAACAACTCTGGTACAGACGTTGTGACAATCACTTCACAGGATACAACTAACGACTACGTAATTATCGGTGGTCACATGTCTTCTACAGCGACTGCATCGCATATCGCTAAGACAGAAGTTGTTCGTTCTACTGACACATTCAGCGACATCGTTCGTGGTCTGCACGTATTTGGCCGTAAGGTCCTACGCCCAGAAGCATTGGCTGTCGGTGTTGTTAAGACTGACTAAGGGAGACTAAAAAATGGCCGGAACATATTCCGTAACTGGTAACGCTGTAAATATTTCAGCAGGTACCAACTCATACGTTCAAGAAGCAGTTCTTGACTTTTCTACAACTAACTTGGGAATCAACGAAACAATTGATGTTTTTCAGATTCCTGCCGAAACAGTAGTTTTAACTGCTGGTGTTCAGCTAATCACAGCTTCAGGAAACGCAGGTACTTTAGACTTGGGTGACTCTGAAACTGCTGACTTCTACGTTGCAGATATCGATGCCGATAGCGCAACAGCAGAACTGAACTCATTCGGTGGTGCTAAAGCGTACATCGCGGCTGACGAAATCCTTCTAAAGGGTATCACTGCGGCTTTCGACGGTAAAGTACGTGTAGTTGCTGTCATGGCTCCTTTGGGTCTCAGCACTAAGACTGGCGAAGCTTTCGCGTAAGTCAATCGTTGGGGGGCCTTCGGGCCCCTTGACACTTACAGAATTATAATATAGACTCCGACCAAGGCCCCACCGGGGTAAACCCATATGACCATTTCGAAGTTTAGCCGTACAAAGAGTGAGATAGAAGATGCCACTACAGATGGTATTGCTGTCACACTATATACGTGCCCCTCTAACGCAAGATCTCATATGAGTTTATTGTACATAACAAATAGTGGTACAGCCGCGTCTGATATAAACGTTGAATGGTATAGAGCATCTCAAACAGAGACTCACAATATTCTTGCAGGTAAAAACCTTTCTGTAGGCGAGTATATACAGTGGTCTGATGCGTTTATTGTGCTAGAAGAAGGCGACCAAATTAAGTTTACACCATCTGCTACTGGCGGGGGTGCCTCACCCCATATCGACTGTTTTTGTACTGTCGAAGAATTCTTTATTCCTGTAGGAGGTTAACATGAGAGGACTCTGGGATAATATCCACGCAAAACGTAAGCGCATTAAAGAAGGTTCTAAAGAACGTATGCGTAAGCCGGGATCTAAAGGAGCACCCACGGAAGAGGCTTTGAAGCGTTCTGCCAAAGCAATGGGCGGCTACACGGAAAGATGGAGTAAAGCACGTGGCAATTGAGTATCGTGGTGAGAAGTTCT